ATTAATCGTAACTCCAGAGAAAGAAAAGTCACTTATATTAGATAAATCCAATGCATTAAAAATTCCTGTTCCTTGAACTTCAAGATTATTAGTGAAAGTTTTAATTCCACTTACAGTTTGGTTCCCAGTTGTAAAAACGATATTGCTACCAGTAGAATTTATATAACCGCTGAGATTATTTATATTAGTTTGCAGTGTTGAGCCAGTTGAACCTAGATTATTAATTGTCGCATAAGTAGATGTTAAAGTTCCGCTTAATGAATTAATACTAGAATTTAAAGTAGAGCCAGTGTTAGCAAGATTAGTTGCTAGCGTACTCCCAGTGCTCGCTATATTGGTAACTAACGTACTTCCAGTTGAAGCGAGGTTAGTTATCGTTGCATATGTAGATGTTAAAGTGCCACTTAGAGAACTGATTTTTTGTTCTAATGTATTTCCAGTACTAGCTAAATTTGTTATTGTACTAAATTTATTATCTGCAACTCCACTATAGGCTTGAATATCTTGCACAGAAGCAATATCTGGTAAAGTTGAAAGATCACTATTTCTTGTGCTAAATCCAAATTTAAATTTAGTAGAATGATCAAAACCAATAATTGGACCAGTATCATTTATTCCTGTTAAACCACTTCCAGTAACAAAGAAAATTCCACCATCTACTGCGCCACCAGTAAGATTCAAAAGAACATAAGGACTTTGAACATTAAAATTATTAGTACTAACAATAGTTTCAGTTCCAGTAACAAAAAGATTATTAATATAAACATTATCTCTAAAAGTTTTAACTCCACCAACGCTTTGATTTCCATAAAGTAAAACTGAACTGCCACTAAGTGAATTTATACTATTTTGTAAAGTATTACCAGTAGAAATTAAATTACTAGATATAGAATTGTCTTGAGTATTAACATATCCGCTTAAGTCATTGATTTTTGTATTTAATGTAGAACCAGTACTAGCAAGATTAATGATGGTAGCATAAGTAGATGTTAGCGTTCCACTCAATGATCCAATCTTATTGTCTAATGAGTTGCCTGTTGAGCTTATGTTACTTTGTAGTGTAGAACCAGTGCTTGCTAGATTATTAATTGTTGCATAAGTACTAGTAAGAGTTCCGCTCAAAGAGCTGATACTATTATTTAAAGTAGAACCAGTTGATGCTAAATTTGTTATTGTCGCATATGTTGAAGTTAAAGTCCCACTAAGTGAGTCAATAGCATTAACTAAAGTAGTGCCAGTATTCGCAAGTTGAATATCACTTGCAAACGTAGCGTCTAAAGTTCCAGTATAACCCGTGAACAATCCGCTCAAAGAATTTATATTAGAATTTAATGTACTTCCCGTCGATGCCAAGTTTAAAATTGTAGCGTAATTTCCAGTTAATGTACCACTTAGTGAAGTTATTTTATTTTCTAAATTTGAACCTGTTAAACTTAAATTAGATGAAAGTGTATTTATGTTACTTTGAAGAGAAGATCCAGTAGAAACTAAATTATTTGATAAATTTGTGTCTTGAGAATTTACATAACCACTTAGGTTATCTATTTTAATATTTAATGTATTACCAGTTGAATTTAATTGAGAATCAGTTGCATATGTTGCATCTAAAGAGCCAGTATATCCTGTAAATAAACCACTTAAAGAGTTTATTGAAGTATTTAAATTGGCGCCAGTATTATTTAAATTAGTTGTTAATGAGTTTATTGATGATTGAAAATATCCACTATTACCAGAAATAAAAATTGTATTAAGGCCAGTATTATAAACTATATTACCATCTGATCCAGTTATTACAATATTATTCGCAATTAAAGAGTTAATGCTTGTTGGAGCGCCTCTTGGTCCTTGAGACCCAGGAATAGAAATGTTAGTAGCTAAAACTTGCGTTGGCGATGTTACATCAACACTAATTGTGCTAGGCAAATTAACATCTACATTAATGTCTGCCATAAACTTATCTCGTTACTTCTGGTAAAATTGAAAACTTTCCTCGCATTAGTTTAATACTATTTCCAGTTAATATTCCAGATGGATATCTTTCAATATCATAAACATGATCAGATATTGGAATATCTGCAGATATATATGAATCAATATTAATTGAAGCTATACCGCTTAAACCATTTCCAGATATGGTAGGATTTAAATCTAATAAAACTCCTGTAGAGCCATAGCTAGCCCGAACTTGACCACGCACACCATAACCACTTAAATTAAGTGCTATTCCGCTACTATCTTTTAAATTTAAAGTTAATTGTATATGGTCGCCTTGATAACCAGTAATATTGTAAAATGTTGCCATGTTAAATATTACACTTTAATTGATATTATTTTTTGTATAATTCTTTTGTTGCGTCGTCTGCAGAACCCATAGTTGGGATTTCTGGGTATTTAGTAGGCAATTCTCTACTTTCATAGCTTTGTTCTGAACAACCATTTAAAATCAATAATAAAGGTAATATTAACACTAACTTTTTCATAAAGATTATTACACTTTTAAGGAATCTTCTATTAATTTAGCTTCTGCGTCTCTTCTTCTACTCATACCTTTTTCTATGCTTCCTCCAGCCCATATTCTTTTCATACTTCTTATTTGATTAGCTATAAAGGTTAATGCTTTTTGATCATAAGAGGATACTAATTTCATGCCATCTCGTATTAATTTCATTTCGCGGCGGCGATCACCTTCTAAAGCTGCTCCTCTATTAAATACAAGACTAACTAATCCACCTTTTGCATCTTCTGGAAGATTATCAAAATTAGGAAAAGTTTTTTGTGTTAAGTTGTAAAATTTAGTTACTGTTTTATTGTTAAATACTTTAAGAGCAAGATCCCAAGGAATAGAGATATCTTTTAATCCTCTGATAAGATCTTTTGCTGCTATGCCTTTTATTCCAACTACTTTATATAATCTGTCAAAATCTTTTTGAGGTAATTCTTTCCAACCATTTGTGAATTCTGTTTTATTTACATATCCCAAGTCGTAACCAACACCAATTGTAACTCCGCTTTGGCCTTCGGGCCAAGCTGGATTTTTTAAAAATTTATTATAATAGTTTTCGCCACCGCCAACTTCAAATTCTAAAATAAGATCTAAGGATTTTTTACTTAACATAATTTAAATTATACTTATCGTCATTCCATTGCTCCAGCCTTTTTTTGGTAAACTATCTGGGCCAGCTGTTGGATGAGAAGCGCGGTCTGTTCTACCATCGCTGCTATAAAATAATCTCCATCTATAAGGTAAAGTTCCATTTTTATCATCCCACCTCACATAAAAATCACAACTATTTTGACTCCAAACACCATTTTGAGTTAATACAAAATCATTTCCACAACCACCAAGTTCATAACCTAAATTCAATCTAATGCTTTGTGTATTTAATGGTAAAGTATCAAAAAAGAGTGATATTTTTCCACCACCAAGATTTTGTTTTTTAATTGAAGCTTTATTTAAGCTAAGACCGCTGAATCCAAAAGTTCTTAAGCCTTTACTCACCGTATCTATTAATAAAACATCTTTGCCACCAAAAGTACTAGACCAGCCAGATTTTGTTGAGTATCTATAAATTTTTAAATTAGCACTAGTAAGTGAAAAAACTGAAACTCCTAAAGTAGGAGCATTTCCTAAAAAATATAAGCTCGTTAAACCAGTGCATTCCTCAAATGCACCAGTCCCAATACTAGTTACACTGTTGGCAATTGTTACGCTAGTTAAGTCGATGCAAGCTCCGAATGCTTCTGCGCCAATACTAATCACCCCGTTATCAATATTAACACTAGTTAATTGCAAATTTCTATTATAACTATCTTGAGTAATAGTTGTACCAGCGTTAGTACTTGAAGTGCCATTGCTATAATAAAATGTTGATAAAGGCATATTATTATATTAATTATTTATTTTATCTATAGTCTTGTCTAATATATTATCTTGAGGCACTTTTTCTTTTAGCCAAGAGTTCATAACACCAAAATAAACAAGATGTTCGCTACTAATAAGAAATAATTCATTACCAAAACTATCCTTATAAGGTTTGATTCCAGAATCTTCAACTAGATCAATTGCTTTTTCTTTTTTAAATTTGATTCTATACATTTTAATTAAATTATTATATCTTTCACGCGCTTGACGAGTAATAAGTGCATCATCACCAAAAAAAGAAATTAATCCACCATTATCTTTATCATATTGCTTTGGAGTAGTTGCATCATAAGATGATTTGTCATCTTGTATTTTATTTGGTGTCACAGTAGCACATCCAACAAGAAGAAAATTAAGAACTAATATGCTTGCGAGCTTGTTCAAGGTCTTTTTCCTTTACTGCATTTTCGATTCCACTTTGATGATCAACTTCTTTTTGAGCTTCTTGGCGCTCTTTCATTTCTTTTGTATTCTTCGCGCCGAATACGTTATTGATTGCTGCGAATATTCCAGATACTGCTGAGAGTAAAGCTGTTAATATTCCAGTTGGCATGATTACTCTACGTAACTTGCTGTTGCATCTTTGCATCCAGAAGCAATAGCGTTAAGTACCTTTACTGCAAGAGCACCATTTCCATTTAGTCTAGCAAATTGTTGAGCATAAAGATCTTTGATAACAGTAACATAATTTGCCCAATGAGTTTTTTCACTTGGAAGATAATCGTTAAGAGCTTTTTGAAGTTGTTCTGGAGTTGGAGTATTTCCAACTGTTAGTGCTTCTACAATTGCTGCAACGTTGTTTATCATTTTAGCTTTTTCAATTCTATCGCTACCAGAAACGGCTTGATCAAGAACAACGGTGCAAGCTAATATTACTGCTGGTTTAACATAAGGAAGAGTGTTTTCAACACTTGTTGCAACATCAACTTTTCCAGTATTGGTTGTGGCACAAGCTCCAAGAAATACGCTCAAAAGAGCAACTGCGGCTAATTGTAATTTATTCATATGTTTTCTCCATTTGTTCTATCTTTTGCTTCACTTGTTTGAGCTACTGTTCCACCAGTAACTGCTGCATCTTTTACTGTTAATGCAAAAATAATACCAGATACAACTGCAATTAATTTTGAAATTCCTGTGATATAAGATTCTGCATGATCTGGAAGAAATGCTACTAATGAAGGGTCAGAATGAATTGCTATTGCAGTAGAAACTGCTACAACTGTTGCAATGCCAGATGAGCTAGATCTCCAATTTGGGCCAAATATTTTAGATAGCATAGTTTTCATATTATATTACACTATATTATATATAGTTATAATTTTAAAATCTAATAATTAATATGAAATAAATGGTATAGGGCCCGCTGCAGTCGTAGCAATAAGTCCAGTTCCTATTATAGTACGTAAATCACTTCCTGACTCATAATAATGAATAGTACTGCCTCCAAAAAGCGTGTTTCCAGTTGGCTCGCCAAACATCACAGGTCCGAGGGACGCCGCCGCAGATCTAAATGAATGAGGGGAAGCAACTCCAGTATTTGAGGTACCAATAATGTATGGTCCTTCTGGAAGATCTACTGATATATTAGAAGTATATACACCCAGTGCACTAGGACAATCAATAGATCCACTATTAAATAATCGAGCTCCCTCAAATCCGCTAATACCAGAATATATGCCATATCTAATTGGAGTAGGATTAACTACAGTACTAACTTCAACAGAAATTTTTGGATTTATTGCGAATTTTTTAATTATAATTGGAAAGTAACCAATAAACCCACTAGGAGGAGCTACGGTACCTATAGTTAAAACTCCATCTGGTCTATATCTTCTTACTCCAGTGCCTGGAGGAAATGCTGAAAATATTTGATTTGATAGTGCTACGTTTGTATTATTTACTGTTACGTTTCCACTTGTTATACTGACATTTCCACTAACATATAATTTAGTTGTGCCAGTATTTGGGAGTCCGCCTAATCCTAATGAATTTCCAGTTAATACAAAATCATTTCTATTAAAAGCGCCCATAACAACTGTATTATCATCAAAAGCTTCTATGATTGGAAGACCAGCTATATCATTAACGCTAAAAAGAGAACCACTAAGATTATCTGTTACGCTAAATAGTCTACCATTATTACCATCAATTGAAAAACGTTCTACTCCAGAATAATCTACTCCAGATCCAGTGGTATATGAAACTATATTAAGTCCTCCAAGATTATCATGACTTAATCTTGCTGAATAAGAAGAGCCTCCAGTAAAATTAACATTAGAAATAAAAGAACTTCCGCCAGCTACTCCTGTGGCAAATTCTATTAGCCCCGAATTTGGATTGATTAGTATGTTAGACATTGTATATAATTACACTCCTTTATATTCTATAACGCGTTTTTAATGAGTTATAATTTTGAAGTACTTCGCCGTCTGTTAATGCTCTATTATAAACAGAAGCTTGGTATATTTTAGTTCCAGCTGCAGTTAAGTTATTAGGAAAATAGTTGCCATGATTGGATCCTATGTCTATGTATGTTTGCTCAGAAATTATTGCGGGGGCTTGAGATCTACTATCGACTTTATTTCCATTTAAATAAAAAGTACACGTAGTACCATTCCAAGTGCCTGTTAAAATACGAATTTTTCTAGAAAAGTTAGGTGCAGATCCGCCGAATGAGACAGTAAATTCATCTCCAGCAGAAATATTATCAGTAAAAGCGGTCCAAAGGCCATATACATCAGAAGCAGCGTCATAAACTGCTAAACCCATTCCTCCATAAAAATCGTTGAAACTTGTAAGTAGTACTGTGCCATCATTTGTAATAATATTATCTACATAAAATACAACAGAGTATGTAAAATTATTAGCTAAATTTACTGCTTTAAGAAAAGAAATTGAAGAACCATTACTATTCATAAGAAATGCTTTATCTGAACTTAAAGATACGTTTGTGATCGTGCCATTTCCATTTATATTAGTTAAATCTCTGCAGATTGATCCACCAGAATAGCATCTTGGGTTAGAAGCGTCCACATGAAAGACTAAATTATTTGTAATTAAATCTGGTCCACCTACTGCGCTCATAAATTAAATCTTCCTTTTAGGGCGTTGTAGTTTTGAAGAATTTGAGAAGCTGATAAGAGTCTATTGTAAATTCTGTAAATACTTCCATTCCCGCTAAAATAATAAAAATTAGCCCATCTACCAATTAAAATATTGCCTGTACCAATAAAAGATCCAATACTCCCTGTTCCTTGTAGTATGCCATTTTTAAATATTTGACATGCATTATTTGTTATATTATATGTATAAACTATCTGATACCAATTATTAATTGATACTGTGCCTGCGCCAAAATCAGAACCGAAATGACCTTGGTATATTTGTGCACTTCTAAAAACTAAATGAAGACCTTGTCTGCCACCAACAGTATCTGTTCCGAACATTGTTCTATCAGAATCTAAAGCTGTTGGGTAAACCCAAGCTTCCATAGTATAAGTTGCATCATAAAATCCTAATTGCGCAGCTGTTTTTTGAGTATCTACAAAATTATTTGTACCATTAAATATAATAATTCCGCCATTTAAAGAACTAAAAGTTGGACTATTTGTAAGTATCCCATGATTATTATTTCCACTCAAATCACGCCAAGTATTTCCACTTCCAGAATAACTTTTCTTATTAGCTGCATCTAAGCACATTACTAATCCATCAGTAACTATTTTAGGAGAATGATGAAAGCTCATAAATTAAACCTTCCTTTTAAAGCATTGTAGTTTTGAAGAATCTCAAGATCAGATAAACCTCTATTATATACATTAAAAAAATTTAATCTTGCGTTCCAAGTTGAACTATTTCCACCATATTCATCTGAGCTACCTAAATCAATATTAGTTGAATTTAAGTTGATATTCGCTGCAGTGGCTGTATTTGTTATTAAAGTTCTTCCATTTTTACTAATAGTTCTAGTAGAGCTATTTGTTAATCTTCTAAATGTCCATATATTCCAAGTTTGAGAGCCTCCACTAGCAACATTCGTTCTTGTATCTGGATCGCAACATCCTCCTTGATCAAAATAAACAACATTATCGCTCCATGTAAGATGAGCAAAAATGCCTCTATTAAATCCACCTGATCCATAAAATTTAAATGCAGAAGTATCAACAAGACTATTCTGCATACAAATTAAAAATATTGTATATCCAGTTGTATTATTTATATTAAAAGAATTTGAAGCTGGACCAGTGCATCTATTTCCTAAAGTCGTAAAATAAGAAAGTGGTCCTTGAGCAACAAAAGATGGACTAGAAAACCAATTAAAATTTCTATTATTTCCACTTAAATCTTTCCAAGAAGTTCCAGTTCCAGAATAGCTTTTTCTATTAGCGGCGTCTAAGCATAGTACTAATCCATCAGTAACAATCTTAGGATTATATCCTACTCCCATATTAAAACTCCACAGTTAATTTAGGAATATCTTTTCTTTCTCCATATACTGTATAAAAATAATAGTTTCCATTATTACCATCTGTGACTACTCTTCTATTATTATATTCAACAACATAAATATTAGAGAATACATCAATTGGCGTTAAGTTAACTGAAATACTATTCTCATCAACTAAAGATGCCCAGTAATTTGGAAGATTTATTATATTTTCGTTTGTTTTTCCTCTTACGAAAACTCCGTGTTCTGGACCTTCTAAACTGCCGTATTGGAGTTTTTTATTAATTTGAGTTGGATGATCTATTAAAAATGATTTAGAAGTTGCAGAAAGATGACCAGTAATTGTAACATTACCAGTAATATTAACAGGATCAAAAATGTTTAAAACACCAGAAGCATTAATATTAATATTTGCGCCAGTTAAAATTACGTCTCTTAATATTCCAGAATTTGTTTGCTGTGCTCCAATAGTTAATTGATTATTATTCCAACCAAAAAATCCAAATTCACCAGTATTGGTTCCTGTTCTATTAAAAACTCTTAGATTTTGAGGATTACCGCTATTAATTATATCTATGCCAGTTGCAAAACTTTTTATACCAGAGATAGTTTGATTACCAGTTGTAAATACGACTTGACCACTCAAAGTATCAATACGAGAACCAGTAGAAATTAAATTTGCTGTTGTTGCATAGAGAGATAAATTACCAGTAATTAAAGGATTGCCACTAAGAATTGGGGCATTTGTTAACGTAACAATTCCACTTGTTATGGTTACATCTACTCCAGAAAAACTTAAACTATCAATGTTGTTTAGATCAAGAGCATTAAAAATACCAGTACCAGAAACTTGAAGATTACCAGAAACTACTACTCCAGTTGCAAAAGTTTTAACACCAGAGACAGTTTGATCGCCAGTATTATATACAAGATTATTTGCTAATATATTTCCAACTACTTGTAATTTTTCAGATGGAGAAATTGTGCCAATACCAACATTAGCACCGCTTGTAATTCTTACAGCTTGAGTTTCAGTGTTGGTCGAGAGTTGTATAAAACCACCAGGATTAGCAGTTGCAAGCTTTAATTCATTATTATCATGATTCCAGCTTAAGTATGAACCAAAGTTATCAGTTGGACTACCAAGTACCACGCCAGCACTTTGCGCATCTGATGCTAGAACAGTTATGTGAGAATTTCCACTTCCTTCAAACACAGCAATACTATCACTATCTGGATTTACAGCTCCTGGTGAGGATTTTCTAACATACAAATTAAAATTATTACTATTAATACCAATACCCACATGACCACTTATATTTACTCCAGTTGCAAAAGTTTTAGTTCCAGAAATAGTTTGAGTTCCAGTATTGTAAACTAAATTATCTGCATAAATATTAGCTCCTGTAAGATTTAATTCTTCGATATCATTAATATAAAGTCCACCATTTAAAGTTAAATCTCCAGAAATATTTAAATCGTCTAAAAAAGTTTTAATCCCAGAAATGGTTTGATTACCAGTATTGTAAACTAAATTAGGAGCAATTACTTCGTTATTAAAAACGCCACTACCAGAAACTTGAAAATTACCAGTTGACGTAATATTATTTGCAAATATTCCTTTGTCTATTTGTAAGTAACTTGCTTGTATTCTTCTATCTTCCATTTTAACTCCTTATTTTATAAACGCCATATACTGACGAGGTACCACTTATTAGTGGACCCCAAGAGACTTCCTTTAGGACTCTCACTAGGTAGGCAGGTCTCATACTTACCTCGTCAATATATCTTGTTTTAAATTCTAACATAAAATCCTGATCCAACACCTTCTCTATAATGATGCATTACTCTTTCTATTTGTGTAAAACCATAATTTGCAGCATTTACTGTAAATGAAGGATCCCTAGCATTAGATTGAAGATCGCATACAACTGAGCACGGACTACTACTAGCTTCAAAATTAAATTTTAATGTTATTATAGCATTATTTGATGTTGTCACTGTTGGAAATTGAAAATTTAAATATCTGACTGGATCTCCAGCATCTGTAACATTCACTTCGTATATCGTTTCTAAAGATCTTTCTCTTGGTATAACGTTAGCGCTATCTTGAAGAGAAAAATTATATTTATAATCATTTTTAATAGTTGGCCCAGTTTTAAATTTTCTTAAAGCTAATCCACTGTAAATTCCACCCGTAATTCTAATTGTATTATAACTATTATATTGTATGTCTCCAGAAGGAACTACTAGATACTGAGCGGCTTTTCCTAAAGAATTTTCACCCGAATTAAGTGTACCACTACTAAATATAGTAATTGTATTTCCTGTTTTTATTCCAGATATTTTAATATCTTGAAGTACATCTTGGAGTCGATCTGTTTTGAATAAGCGAAAATTATTAGTTCCACTTCCTGTTATTTGACTAGTATAACTTCCAAAACTATAATTACCATTTATCAGCACTTCATTTCCAGTAGTAACTTCTATTGGATTTAAATTTTGATAAAAACCATTTTTATTTATGAATTTTAAATTAAATCCGCTTTGATTAAAAAATAATCCACCAGTATATGGAGAAATTGGATCAATTGCTCTAATTGAATTTGAATTAGAAAGAATGTATTTTAATTGACTATCAACAACGTAAAGTTCGTTATTGAAAACACCAGTATTTGATAGTAATGTCTTAGCCTTAAATCTTTGTGCCATATATTTGTTGTTATTAGCTTGCGCTAAATTGCTGCTTTTTACGGCAGACTAACAACCAATATTACACGAAATTAACGGCCTTCTGCTAGAATATCTCTTGCAGATTTACTTAATTTAATATTATTTTTTGTTTTTGGTGCTGGTTGATAAAGAGAAATGTGCTTGTTGAATTCTCTTTCTAGTCTTTTTACTAGAGTTTCTCTGTTGTCTACAGGAATAAGACCTACTTTAATTGCGTGAGCTTGAAGATCGCTTTTAGTTAATTCTTTTAAATATTTTTGATACTCTGCAAGCACTAATGTTCCATATTTAGATTGACCAGAATCTCCCCATACCTGATCTAATGTTCTTGGGCTTTCTACTTGTCCGTGAGTTTGAGTTAATGAATCTAATTTACTTTTCTTTGGCATATTTTCTCCTATACTATATTGTATAGACTAAAGTTAGAAATGTCTAATAAAAAAAGAAGCCCACAGGGATTATCCTGTGGGCCTCTTGATATTAATCTAAAGATTAATTAGCGATTAATAGCGATACCAGCTACTGCGCGTGAATCGATACAAACGCGACCCTCTTCGAGAGAACCGTAGAATCCGATTTTCTCAGAACGGGCAACGAATTGATCGTCAGGCATTGCAGTGAAGGTACTGCCAGAATCAGCATTACGAGCAACTGGGCGAACAAATGCATCTTTAGTTAGGTCGAGACCTACGATAAGATCATCTGAATCGGTAAACGCAGTAGGAGTACCAGTAAAGAACTCATTAAAGAGCTTAGTATACTTTTGGTCTGCACCAAGTTCAACTAGTTCATGGATACTGATTCCATAAATCTCTTGAGTTCCACCACCGCGATAGATCTCTTCACGAACACCAGCTGGAAGATCAGTTCCGCCAACGTTAGTGAGTCCTGATCCTACTGTTCCACCTACTGGATTGTAAGCGAATGCGCGAATGTCACTCATGGTCTCTGGACTAACGAAGATATCGGTTAGGCCATAAGAACTATTGGTTGTGCCATTAGCATAAGATTTGTTTAGTCTCTTTACATTCTTTACCAAAGTATTTAAACTTGAAAGAGTGAAAGATTCTGCACTAGAACCCATGTTAACAGTGTTGCCACTATCAGCAAGAGCTTTTAGTACTACTGCCCAAGCATTACGCTCTTGTTTTACAAGAACTTCGTTGGTCATTCTCTCGATTGCTTTTGAAGCAACATCAAGACGACCACGACGGGCATAACGTTTTAGGAAAGAAACTGCGCTATCTAGACGATAGGTAGAAACTTTCAATTCAGATAGACCTTCAACTGTTGAAGTTGGAAGACCACCTGCTACATTTTGACTCCAAACGGAGACTAAGCCTTCACCTTCGCCTTGGAATAGATCAAGAGGAATAGAGGGACTATCATCTTCATCATAGGCTAGATCGGTATAGACTGCGCTAGAGGTTGCTGCTTCTAATAGGACTTTGTTTACAACTGGTCCGATGAATGCTGCAAAAGCTTCTTGAGCTTCCTTAGCAACGGTGCTTTCGCGACTGGCCATTGCTTTGATTAGCTCTACTTGCTCTGGGGTATTTTTTAATTTTAATTTCATTTTAAATATTCTCCTTTTAAGAATTAGAGCTCAATTTTAAGAAGAGCGACGCCATTGGCATCATTCTTACTTAGCCATTTGCCAACTCTAGTTGCATTGGCTGGGAGAGTAGCTTGACCAGCTAGTTCACCAGCAGCGCCACTAACATAAGCAGCTGAACCAGCAGCAACGTTTGAAGCTCCACTATAAAGAACTAGTCCTTTAGTTAGAATTGGAACTGCTTGTCCACTGATTACAACGCCCATTTCTGCGGCTTTACGAGGATTGAAAACGAGTTTTTCACCATTTTCATCGAGTTCACGAACATCCATTAGGGTTATTCCTAGGATTGCATCACCAGAAGCAGCAACTGCTACTTTGGCTTTTGCGCCATATCTTTGAGATACAACATTGGTATATGAAGCGCCAACACTGCCTAGTGTTTCAACTGGGCTACTGTTAGCTTCATTTGTCCATCCATCACCTGTAACTTTAACGGCTAGACCCTTTACAACAAGAGTGCTATCACCGCTAAAAGCAAATAGGTTGACAACATCGTTTTCACTATATTGTCTAAATGGTCTTAAATTATGTGCCATATATATTTTCTCCTTTTATTTATTGACAATTTCAAATCCACTCAAATCGAAAGCTTTAGCATATTTTTCACGTATGGTTGGCTCTGCAACTGGGGCGGAATTTGGAATTTCGACTGAAGCTTTTGATCCATTATCAACAGCTTGTTCAACAACCTCCTGGGTTGTAGAAATTTGTGCTACCTCTTCTGAAGCTTTAACTTCTTCTGAAGCTTTCATTTTTTGTTCTTTTTCCATTTTAGCTTTTTTGGCTTCTTTGTTCTTATCTTTCATCATGATAGCCATTTTATTTTTATAAGCAGAGAAAGACTCGTCATTCATGTCTTTAATATCTGCTGCTAAAACTTTACGCTCGTCATCATTTAATTCATACTCTTCGTCAAATGAAGCCATGCGCATATTGAAAGCTTCTTCTTGAGCTTTAGCGACTTTTTCAGCTTCTAATGAAGCTAATTTTTGGGTAAGTTCTTCGAGTTGTTTTTTAACAACTTCTTGTTCAGAAGCGAGAACTGCTGCTTTTTCATTAGCGGCTTTGAGTTCATTCTCTTTTTCTGATTTTTCGGCTAGGAATTGATCGTTAGCCTTTTTGATTTCTTCTGCTACAAATTCGGCAATAGAACTAGCTGTTACCTCTTTAAGCAGTGTGTCTGTAATATCTTCAATTTTGGTTATTTTCATATATATCCTCTCCTTTTTTACATTTAAAGTGTCTTCTTGGGAAATATTATTTTCTGAAGCCTTATCCTCCAAGGGTAATTCTTCAATTTTTTCTTCCTCTGAACTTTGATTTTCATTGATTTTTAATTCAACTGGACCTTCAGTTTGTACGGCTACACCCTGCACATCGGCGGCTGGGTTTAGGGTTAATCCTATGCCTAGAGGAACTACTTTACCAAGAACTTGTCTGTAAATTGATTTATTATTATCTAATTTTCCTGTACCACCATTAGATCTTAATTTGTCGCTATATTTTTCAATTTCTTTAGCATCAGATATAACTTCAGCATTTTCAATATTCTTTTCGCCATTATCTAATACTACTAAATTATAATCATTAAATCCTAATTCCCAACTAGCACTAATACTCATATAATTTTCGCTAGTAGGATCGTTACTTTCTTCTATTTGTTCTGCTAAATCTTTGTTAACAACTTTCCATATAACTCCACCAAGAGTAATATTAAATGGAGCTTTCATATCTTTGACATCTAATTCGGCTAGACTCTCGTTTGAGCCAAATTTACTAAAATTAGCAGATACAATACATCCAATAACTTGAGTACGATTATGTTCAATATTAATTGGTTTATTAACAAAATTCTTTGTTACTTTAGCTGCTGTTGCTCCATCCATAACATCACCATTTTTATTAACACGATTTACTACGCAAGCATCAAAAGCAATAGGAAGAAGATCAACGTTATCTTCTGTATTAATATCTGGTAAAAATTTTCTTAGTTTATTAATAGAGGCAAGAGATAGATATTTATCCTTCTCTTCGCTTACTACTGGGCGAATTTTAATATTTGCGAAAATTGATTCAAATTTATGTTTTTTCATAATTATATATTCTCCAAACCGTATATTACACGATCTTCTTCATCATCGAGATATAATTCATTAATATCACTAAATTCAAAATCATTTAAATCATAATTTTTTAAATCTTCTTGTGCTTGAGCAAAATCTTCATCATCTGGTTCGAAATTAACTTCTACTTCATAGTCAGAAACTGAGGCTCTTGCAATATCACTGTCAGCTTTTCTATAAGAATCTTTTACTTTACCACCACCTACCATTTTTAGAAACATATTTACGCGCGCCATGGCCCATCCACCACGACTCATTCCTGGTCTGTGAGAAGAAGAAAATGCACCTGCGCCACGACGATATACTTTTTTTAGTTGGCCAAGAGTTACTTTTTTCTTATTTTTACTATTATGTTCTTTTACTTTATTTTTAAGAGCTTCAATGACTTTTTTAGAAAATTCAATAGCTTTGTCACTTTTTGTTCCTGCGCTTCCAGGTTTATTTTTAGAAGAGCCTTTGCGTCTTTCAGATGGTTTAGCTGGAGTTTGCGCGCCTGATTTTGGACCTCTGCGGGCAGCTTGAATTTTTTCAAAGCCGTAGTTTTCAGAATTATAATTCATTTTGATAAATTATATTACACTGAAAAATTATACTCTTATATTAATATTTAATATTATAATTTAAATATACCAGAAGCAAATACTTCAGTGCCATAATAACCAGTTAACCAAATCAATAAAGTTCCTGGATTTATCAAATTGTTTCCAGCTAAATTAACAGCAACCAAACCTGTCATATTGCCAATAATATTACTATACCCAGTCATTGAATTTCCGCTAGCAGATATAATCTGGACATTAGTTGCACCAAAAAAATCTAGACCTGTTATGTGATTATTATCTGCTTGAAATGTTGTTAATTTATTTAATCCAGTAACATTTATTCCAGATAATGAATTATTGTTAACGTTAATTTCATTTAAATTTTTAAATTCAGTTAAATTTAAATTCCCAGAGAGTTCATTGTCGCTAAGATTTAAACCACTAATATTTACAGAACCAGAAAGATTAATTCCAGAAATATCATTTCCAGAAGCATATAGATAATTTAGATTAGGAAGTCCAGATGCAATAACTCTAGTAAATTCATTATTACTAATATTTACGCCAGATATATTAGGGAATTGAGATAAACTAAACTCTCCACTCAAATTATTATTTTGCATATACAATCCAGTTATATTAAAACAACTATTAAGATTAATACCAGAAATTAAATTGTTAGAGCAATCTAAATATTTGAGATAAGTTTGACCACTAAGATTTAAACCTGTTAAATTATTCATTTTATGTAATTAATGTTTCTAGTTCTGGAGCAGAAGTAGTTATCAGGTTCGTTATACTATTATTTGAACAATCAAAATATTTAATTCTACTATTTCCATATACTTTAATTGTTTTTGGATTGTTTCCGCTATAAGGTCCTGCGCCAGGAACATTTAATTGAATTATTATTGATGTAGATGGGCTAGCGCTTTTGTAAGTAGTTATTGAATTGTCCCAAGACAAAACTTTTATCCTAGCTACAGATGTTTGTACATATAGATTAATTGTAGTAGACTTTGTGCTAGTTAAGGTTATAAATTGTTCTTTAATATTTGCTTTTAGCGTTGCCATGATATCTATTAATTACACTTATTAAAATTTATAGTGTAAATTAAATGAAAGGTAAAAGGAAAAAATGGCTCGTAATCAAGTTATTTATAATGTTGAAGATTTATTTATTGGGCCATGTCCAGCAAGTGGTAATCATTTTATTAATTATTCTGGTGGTCTGAATAATAATCATGAAGATTTTCCTTATGTAACCTATGAGAACTTTCAGCATATTAGTCCAAATCCAGCAATTATAAATGCTGTCATACCTAAAGATAAAAATCAAAATACATTTCCAAGAAATCATAATCTTTTAAAAAGATTAGATAGAATACAAAATATATCTTATAACATATCAACAAATCGAACAATTATAAATCAAATTGGTAAAGCCGCGTCTGTTGATAGAATACATTTAAATAAACCTCAAGTTAGCGTTTCGTTTTCTTATATACTCTCCTCATTAAGAAATGAAGCTAGAATGGGATTTAATATAAATCACCCAAGATTAGATTATCCATATACAGGAGATAAATATCATTATAGAACCGATAACGGAGATCCTCTTTTTCTTTTTTCTGGATTTTTAAATAGAGATTATTCAAAAAATTATCCTCAACTTTCCACTCGTGGAGAAGGAATTGATGTTGGGTCTCCATGCTTCGAATATATACAGCCAGATCAAAGTCCAAATCCAAATATTGTTTCTCAAAATGTACCATTTTACGTTGGTAAGAATATAAATCCATTTTTCACATTTGAAAATATAAATAACATAGATATTGCAGCAGGTTTTTATCATTCATTTTTAATAAGAAATAGTGGAATTGTTACTGGCTGGGGTGATAATACAGAGGGTCAACTTACAAATAATTTAAATGATAATGATGGAAATGGTCAATTTACAGGAAGTTGGAATAATACCGCTGTAGGAAAATTAAGTGGTATTAAAAAAATTAGCACAAATTACTTACATACTCTAGCTATACTTTCTGATGATAAAATTACTGGTTGGGGAGCAAATGATGAGGGTCAAGCAGTTGGAACGACTGGATATAATGATACTAATTATTTATTTACTGGAAATTGGAGTAATATTCCAGTAAGTAATATTACTGGTGCGAGTGGAATAAGCGCAGGAGCATATCATTCATTAGCTTTATTAAAAAATAAAACAATAACTGGTTGGGGAGATAATAGTTCTGGACAAGCTCTTGGCGGAAATAATTTAACTGGAATTATTGGCATTTCTGCAGGAGGATATCATTCTTTGGCAATTAGAAATATTAGTGGAGGAGTAGTAACTGGTTGGGGAGATAACGATTACTCTCAATCATCAAGTGGAAATAATTTAACTGGCGTAAGAATAGTAAGTGCTGGTCATTTACATTCATTTGCTCTTTTAAATAATGGAAGAGTTACTGGATGGGGTTGGAATGATGATGGTCAAGTTGCAGGGGTAAGAAATTTAAATAATGCTAGCGGAATATTTACTGGAAATTGGAATAATACTCCAGTTGGACAATTAACTGGAGTAAAATCAATTCATGCAGGATGGTTTCACACTCTTGCGCTTTTAGAAAACAATAGAATTACTGGATGGGGATTTAATAATGTTGGACAAATAAGTGAAAATATTTTTTATAACGATTCAAATGGAATATTTACTGGAAATTGGAATTCTACAATCGTTGGATCTTTTGAAAATGTTACAAATATTGATACAAGCTATCAAACTTCTCTAGCTTATATACAAGCTAATAAAAATGAAATTACTGGATGGGGAGAAGAAGATGTTGATTATGATTTGATTAATAATCAATTTATTACTAATCCTTCAGAATACAATGAATATGATTGTATAACAACAGACCCATATTGGCCATTAACAACAAAAGATAAAAGAAATATTTTTATCTCAATTTCTGAAGATCAACAAGATCAAAATGAAAATTTATATGAAGATTTTATAAATCCAGACGATCAAACTTTTATATCAAGAAGTGCTAATAAAAGATCTAGAACAAATAGAACAATAGGATTTGGAAATTGTTATCTTGCGTCTTATAATCAAAGCGCTTCTGTTGGGAGTTTTATAACTGCAGAAGTTAATTATATTGGTGAAAATATGTTGTTTCAAATGAGCGGAAGTGGAGTAAATACTCCATATGTTAATCCAAAAACTTACGAAACAAATACTGGAATTAAATTTAATATACCTTCTGAGCTTGATTCAAAAAATCCAATAGCTGCTCTTCTACCAGGAGATATTAATATGAATATCAATAGTTCTGGATATGGGTTAAATTTAGATGATGTAAAAATACAAGGTTATCAATTTGGTTTTGAATTTAATAGAGAAAACATGAGCGCAATTGGTTACAAACTTCCAATTGATAGAGAAATTAATCTTCCATTAATAATTAATCTTTCAATTGATATGATTGTTGGAGACCAACAATATGATGATCTTACAAGTTTAATTAGAGAAGATGCAGATTATAATGTTTCTATATCTTGTAAAAATAGTTGCGTTTATGATCCTAATTTTATTTGGACTGTTCAAAATCAATCTAGTAAATTTGAAAAAAGATTTGAAAATACTTTTAATTATCAATTTTTTAATTGTAAATTTGATGGAATATCATATGCAAATCAAATTGGTGGAAGAAAAACTGCAAAATTAAATTTCACAACTGAAGTTGATACTGAAGATTATAATAAAGGAATGCAAGCTTCTGGAATCTTAGGAATTGAGAAAGTAGAAGACTTTATATTAATTGAAAGTGGAAATCTACCTGCATTACTAGGAGCAAATGTTACAGATGGAAGTTATATATTACAAGAAGACGATGAGCTTTTAGTTAGTAATCTTCAAGTATTATACTAATTTTAAGTGTAAATTTATGATAGGTAAAAGGAAATTTTAATGGCAAACAAGAAAATATCTCAGTTATTTGAAAATCCATATCCAAGAACAGGGGATATTTTTCCTATAGTTCAAGATGGAGTTACATATAAAGTAACTCTTGATAATGTAAATAGATTAACTAATGATGAATATTTTGTTACTCATAATTTAGATCCATATATTCTTGATGATTTAAGCAATTATTATGGTAGATATAGATTTATAAGCGGAAACTTAATGATAAGCGGAAAAGGACTCGATGCAAATCTTCCTCATCCTGGATCATGTGTCCTAAGATTATATGATGGTAATTTTATATTAAATGGTTCTGGAATAATTTCTGGTTTAAATTCTGGAGTAACAGATCTTGGTCATACAAATAATACAAAAGGTTTATACTCTATAACTATTGGACAATTTAATGTTAGTACTGGAACAAGAAATGAAATATTTGGTTCTAGAAATAATGCAACTGGTGTTGATATAAAAGTATTTGGTGATTTAAATAATGTGCTTGGAAATAATGATAGAATTTTTAGTACTGGAAATTTTGTAAGTGGAAATGATATTACAATTATTGGAGAAGATAATTATATAACTGGATTAGATAATCATATTCATGGTCATAATAATATTGTAAATTCAAATAATATAAAAATATTTGGTAATACTAATACTGGGTATTCATTCTCTAGTGGTACTTATATAGCTGGTCAAAATAATAATATAGGAAATAACACTGAAGCAGGTGCAAATTCCTTAATTTATGGAGATAGAAATCAAGTAAGCGGAAAGCAAACTCTTATTTATGGCCGTCAAAATATAGCAAAAATTAATTCTGGTTCTTTAGAAAAAATTTCTATTTATGGTTTAGAAAATGACGTTAGTGGTATTGAAATTGATGTTTATGGAAGATTAAATTTTAATCAAAATTTAAATTCTCAAATTTATGGAAGTAGTAATACTGGTTCTGGTGATGGTAATTTTACTGTTGGAAGATATAATCAAAATACAGTAAATGGAATTGAATCTTATGTAATAGGTACTAGAAATTTTTTAAATGGTAGTGGTAATTTTATAATAGGTAGAGAGTCTCAAGATTCTGGCGTTAATACTTATATGTATGGCGCGACAAATAGAAACAGAGGCACAGGTAACTTTACAATCGGTAGAGAAAACGTAACATCTGGTACAAATTCGTATATCCATGGACAAGCAAATACCGACCAAGGTAGTGGTAACTTTATCATCGGAAGAAATTCGCAAGACTCTGGAGTTAACACCTACCAATTTGGTTTACAAAACGGAGACAGAGGCACAGGTAACTTTACAATCGGTAGAGAAAACGTAACATCTGGTACAAATTCGTATATCCATGGACAAGCAAATACCGACCAAGGTAGTGGTAACTTTATCATCGGAAGAAATTCCCAAGACTCTGGAGTTAACACCTACCAATTTGGTTTACAAAACGGAGACAGAGGCACAGGTAACTTTACAATCGGTAGAGAAAACGTAACATCTGGTACAAATTCGTATATCCATGGACAAGCGAATGCTGATCGAGGCAGTGGTAACTTTATCATCGGAAGAAATTCGCAAACCAGCGGAATTAATGGTTATGAAATTGGCGCGTTTAATGCAGATAGAGGAACTGGTAATTTTATTATTGGAAGAGAAAATACTACTTCTGGCAGAAATACATATATTCATGGAAGAGGCAACAGAGATGATTTTACTGGTAATTTTATTGTTGGAAGAGATAATTATACATCTAGTCAAGATTCTTATTTATTTGGATTAGGAATCCGAGATGTTGGTACTGGAAATTGGCTTGCAGGAAGAAATTCTAATTATTCTGGAACAGATATTATTTCCTTATCTTATGATACTCAGGTATCATTGTCTGGCGGTTTATCTAACATTTTCGGTAGAACTAATACAGTTACTGGACAAGGTTATAGTAGTGATTTAATTGGAACATTAAATGTAATTTCTGGATATAATACAATTGTAGTTGGAAAAGAGAATAGAGTTTCATTAAATGCTTTTAATTCTAATATTTTTGGCCGTGGAAATGTAGCTTTTGATGATGAATTATTTATAATCGGAAGTGGAAATACTTCTAGCGGTTTTCAATCTTTTATTTTTGGAAGAAGTAATCAAATAAATAATCCAGGAACATGTTCTTATGTACTAGGAGGAGATAATTACAATAACTCAGATAATTCTACTATACTTGGAAAAGCAAATACTTTAAATGATGGATCTGATAATACAATTATGGTTGGATACGCAAATACTGGCGTTATTGGTTCTAATTTTAGTAATGTTTTTGGAAGAGATAATTATACAACTGGTACAAATACAACATTAGTTGGGTCTGGAAATTCTGTAAGCGGATCTAGTGCTGCAGTATTTGGGTATACAAATTTGGTATCAAATGCAGCAACAAAAACTCATGTATTTGGATTAGGAAATGTTGTTTCTGGAGCAGATGAAGTTGTTGTTGGTAGCGGAAACAGAAATAGCGCAATAAATAGTATGGTCGTTGGATATGGAAATGTTAATAGTATTAACGCAACAGACGCAAATATTTTTGGAAGAGGTAATACTTCTCACACAATTGGATTAAGCGTCTATGGAAGCGGTAATCATGTAACTGGAGGATATTCTGCTACTTATGGATATGGAAATAGGGTTTCGTCTACCTCTACAAGATCTCATATTTTTGGATTTGAGAATATTTCTTCTGGCGCAGATGCTATAATAGTTGGTAGCGGAAACAGAAATAGTGGCGTTAATAGTATGGTCGTTGGATATGGTAATACAAACGAATTCAGCGGAACAGACGCAAATCTTTTTGGTAGAGGAAATTACAATAACGCTAACAGAGTTAGTATTTATGGTAGCGGGAATACTGCAAGTGGAAACGATTCCGCAATTTATGGATACAATAACACAGCAGCTTTAACGTCTACTCGTACTCACGTATTTGGAATGGGTAATATTGTATCAGGAGCCGATGAAGTTGTCTTTGGTAGCGGAAACAGAAATAGTGGCGTTAATAGTATGGTCGTTGGATATGGAAACATTAATTCTTTTAGTGGTACAAATGCCAACATTTTTGGAAGAGGTAATACTTCTAATGCTATTAACTTAAGTGTTTATGGAAGTGGTAATCATGTAACTGGGGCAGATTCTGCGACTTATGGATATGGTAACAGAATAAGTATCGACTCAACTCGTACATTAACATTCGGTTTAGAAAATACCTCATTCTCTAGAAATCAAATTAATGTTGGTTCTGGAAACTTAAATAGTGGAATAGATTCGTGGGTTATTGGATATGGAAATAATCTTCAAACTGGAAACTTTAATTATACTGTAGGAAATAATAATATAATTTCTAGTGGTTTAACAGGAGTTATGGTTCTTGGAGATAGTATTACTATACCATTAAGTGGAAATGCTGGTTATAAATTAAGCCAAAATAACATGAATAATGTTATGCAAATTGGTGTTAATAATTCTGGAAAAATAACAATTTTAGAAAATGGAAATATAGGAATTGGAACCAGCGGCACTTTACCATTCGAAAATCCTCAAGAACTTTTACATGTAAGAAGTGGAAATGTTTTACTTGATGCAACAGAAGGCGGATACTTTAAATTCTATGATAAAAATAGATATGATAATATTCCAGATAATCCTTCTCAAGTTAATCAACCTGGAGATATAAGAGCGATAGTATCTGGAGGAAACTTTAAAATAGATGGTGATCTTGTACTCTCAACTGGTATTGGAGAAACTGGTCAATTTTTAGCTGGAAGAATATTCCAAGAAGCTACAGTTAGAAATCTAGATGGTAGCATATGGTGTTATACTCCCTCTGATCTTCAAGGCAATTGTAACAACGCAAGTGCAAATCCATATAATAACACTATAGAAACTGTAATTGGTACCGATGGAATAAATTATACTCATAAAATTGGTTTATGGCAACCGACTGGTTTAGATCTTGGTTGGGATACAATTGGAAGTCCAACAGTAAATTATCCTAGCGGTTATAATAATGGATATGCACAAACAGTTTCATTAAAAGATGGAGTAATCGCAAAACCAGATTTTTGTAATGGAGATTGTAATTATGATTATCAACCTCATGAAGCAGGTAGAATAAGCGGATTAGCCACTACATTTTTAGATGGTAATCCAACTTCAGCAATTATAACTGGTAGATATACTTTAATTAATACCCCAATAATGAAAACTACTAATTTATACTTACCTCCTGTAAGTCAAAATAGTGGCGTACTATATACTGTAAAAAATCTAGGTCAAGGTAATATTATGGTCTTCTGTACTGGTTCAGAAAAAATAGACTTATTCTTTACTGGATTTATGATAGATCAAAGATTTGCTAGTCATGAATTTTTAAGTAATGGAAGTGGCTGGTTTTTGGTGTAATAAAATGAAAGGTAAAAGGTAACTATGTCTTATATTCCAGAATATCATGAGAATTACTATAGAGTAGAAGGTACAGCCTATAATCAAGGCAAAATTGGTATTGGTACAATTAATCCAGTACAATTATTGCATGTGAGTGGTGGAAATATTAGATTAGATGGAACTGGATTTTTTAATGGCGATCTTAATGTTACTGGAAATTTAAATGTATATGGAACTACTGCTCAATTCGCAGTATCTCAAGTTATTGCAGAAGACAAAAGTCTTGAATTAAATGTAGCTACTGGAACAGCAATTGGTGGAGGAAATTATACTACCGCTGCATTTTCTGATGATGCTGGTGCTAACGATGGTGGTATTGTAGTAAAATCAACAAGTCTTGATTCTACAAGAGGAGTACAAGATAAGGTTATAGTATATAGAAATTCAACTCCTGCTAGCGGTTGGGTATCTAATCAAAGATGGAATGTAAGTGGAAATTATGGAAAAAATACTTTAAATTTAACTGATACTACAGCTGATGTTGGAATGACTATTGGTGGAAATTGTACTCTTTTTCGTTCTGGAAATGATGTATTATCAACAGATGACCGTTTTGGAATTACTTTTGATGGTGGAAAAAATACATTACATTTAAATAATACGGCTGTTAATGTTGGAATAACAATTGGCCAAGACACAAATCTTTATCGTTCTGGTGTAGATACCTTAAGAACAGATGATAATTTAGGAATTGTAGGCAACTTTAATGTTGATGGTAATACTATTTTAGGAGACAGTAATGCAGACACAGTTACAATTAACGCTGGACCAGTTAATCTACCGAATGCTACATCAGCTGCTGACGCTTTGGTGCTTGGTGCAGACGCTAATCTTTATCGTTCCGCAGCAGATACTTTAAAAACAGATGATAGTTTGATTGTAGATGGAAATGTGACATTAGGATCTAGCGCGGGTCAAACATTATCTATATATGCTGGACCAATTAATCTAATAAATGCATTCACTCCAGCAGATGCTTTAGTATTTGATTCTAATACCGCATCTTCTGCAAATCTTTATGGTAATAATAATACTTTGTTTACTGATGATAGTTTAAATATTGCACAAAATTTAACTGTAAGTGGAAATGCTACTCTAGGTACTGGAGCAAATGCTTATACAAATGATATTATCGGAATTTCTGGTAGATTAACAATTGGTATTACGCAAGTAAGTGGGGCTAGCCAATTTACAGTTCAAGCAAATTCAGTAAATGTCGCATCGGATTCAGTAATAGTAACTGGTTTTGCTAATGCTTCTGCAAATGGAGCCGTAGCTCTTCCAACATGGCTATATGGCTCTCAAGTAGAAATAAGAAATAGATCTGGTGGAACTCTAGCTGTATATCCGACTGGAACAGCTTCAATATTCGTAACAACAGGAACTACGCCATCACTCGGAGCAAATACTTTTACAACAATAAATAATAATTCCAGTCAAAGATTTTTTGGTGGCTTTTCTGGAGCCTCCCAAATTTGGTGGGCTTAATAATTAATTTAAATTAAACCTTACTATGTCTCAATATGCTTGAGATATAACTATCGAGTTGGTGATTATAAGCGATCTCTTGAATTTCTTTAACTGCTTCGTCATTTGTATCTACTGGATTAGAAATATAATCTGAAATTTTATCGTTCCAATTTTCTGGATTTTCATTAGCAATAATAATATGAGAAATTTGCTCTGCTATTTCTTTTTGTTGATTGCTCATTTTTTTAATATTATGCATTTCTCTGAGTTTTGCACCAACTTCTTCTTCTAGTTTTTGAGCTTTAGAAAGATTTTCTTTAATTTTTAATACGCTATATTTTTCTTCAATAGAAGCTTTTGATTGTTGTCCTTGGCCGATTGGTTTGACATTTTTAGTGCTTTGAGGAATTCCAGTTGATCCAGCTGGTCTACCAGCACCTCCAGCTTGAGCTCCTCCAATTAATGGTTGATAAAATCCTTGATCTCTTAATTCTTTATATTTTACTTGTGATTCAAGTGATTCTTCGTTAGTAGGAAGTCTGCCAGTTTCAATAGCTTTTAGTCCTTCTTCTGGAGTTAAGATTCCAAGCTCCATAAGTCTATTGAAAATTCTTGAATATTGAACATCATCTTTAAGATCAATATCTTCAAAAACTGGTTCTGGATAATTTTTAAAACCAAGATCCTTGCTTATTCTGCGGATTTCTGGGACTAAAAATTCAGTAATAAAAGTTTGACGAGCTTGCTTTAATCTTTCCATGAATACTTGGACTTTGATGCTAGTATTAGCAAATTTTTCACTACCAATAAGAATATTATTTAACCCAATTTGAATATCTCTATCTACAACTTCATACTTTTCTGGACCAATAAGATTACCAATTTCTGGAATAACAAATTGGGCTTTAGTTGTATAATCTGCAATAAGAACTCTACCAATACTTTGATTTTCAAAAAGACTTCTCATGGCTTCAAGATTCTTTTGGTTAATACCTCCATTATTAGGAGTATCTCCCATAGTAATTAAAAGAACAGCTTGTTGCATGGTTCTTGTAATAGCCATGTCCATTTTTTTCATCTCGGCTTTCCAGTTGATATCTTCTAATACTGGAAAACCCATAGGAACAGCAAATGGCTCGTAGTCTTGTTTCTTATAAAATACAGCTGCGATCTTATCTCTTTCGAGTGGAATACTTAATATTCCTATGCCTTTTTGCATTACTAGATTTTGAGTTTCTTTTGGTAAGCTATTAAATACTTCCTTGTCTTCATCTGTTTTTGGATTCTTTAATCTCTCTAATTCATAATCACTTAAAATCTTATAATATCTACCAACTGCAAAATTAATACTTCCACCAATTTGAATATCTGCTGGATTTAAAACAATATATCTTGCTGGTAAACTAACAGAAGCTTTGCTTGTTAAGCCAAATGTTTGAGTGATTTTACTTATATCAGAATCTTGAATTTGAGTGTCGAATCTATAAAGAAATACATTGCCAGAACGATAATACTCTCTAAAAAACTTATCTTGTAAATCTGATATATTTATCTTTTTAAATAATGCAGAAAAGAAATCTCTACTTTTTTGACTTCCGCCTTGAAAGTATATATTGCTAGAACTAAATTCTGTCATTAAGTCAATCGTGTTACGGAAAATCGCAAAGTTATAATAGCATTTTTGACAAAGAATAACTGCGTCACGGATATTGATGTTTGAACTACCTTTGATACCAGTAGAGTATTTAAATGGAATTAAGCCATCATCAATATTCTTATATCTTTCTGTTCTTGTTATATTTCCAGCTAGATTTCTTCTTGTCCTAGTCTCGTCTGAGGCTGTTGCTTCGTAGGTTTTACCGCTACTAGCTTCAGCTACCATCAAGGGTTGAATATCGTTATTTTTCGCTTTTTTTGATTTATTCTGTTCTTTTTTTGACATTTTCATAAATTATTACACTTTATGTAATCATTATAGGCGAAAAAGTTGGAATTTCTAATATTTCTGGCTGAGACATAATATCATTATAGCATTTATAGCCCCAATTTGCAAGCATTAAAGCTGAATAGTTATCTTTTCTAGCTTTATTTGCAGAAGCACTTCTTTTTAAATGTTGAGGTAAATCAAAGTTTTGATTACCACGGCTAGTAGATGTATATTCAACTAAAGCACATTGTTTTTTGGTTTGATATATGAAATCATCTTGGTTTTCTATAAAATCTAAAGTAGTCCAATCTTTCTTGTCTTCTGTGCGGATTAAGCTTAAATTAGCATTACTATTCATGACTTTATTAAAGAAATCTTCATTACCACCAGTATTTGAAGCAAACCAAATTTTCTTATAATCAATACATGCTTGAAGATATTCGTTGCCTTTTCTAATAAAATTACTAGTAAATACTTGGTTAATAGCTATTCTACCATCTTGTAAATTATATTTATTTCTAATATCTCGTACCATTAAATCATAATCTAGACCCTCTAAATCTGAATTAAAATCTAATAATTTAATATTTAATTTATCCTTTTTAAATAGCTCTGATTCATTACAGCTAGATAAGAATACATCTGAACCCGCATTATCAAGTATGATAAATATAATATTAAAATGAGTCATTATATAATGAAAATATGCAACGTGATTTTTTAAATTACCTAAACCAGCGTAAGTATGTACTAAACTAGATGTTTTTGTTTCTTCATCTATTTCTAATACTGCCATAGCAAAATAATCTGCATTTGGACTATCACTCATATTAGGATCTATTCCAAGAATATATTTTTTATTTGATTCGCCTTTTAAAAGAGTATGGGGTTTTTCTCCTAATTTCAAGGTACATTCTTCCATCTTTTTTGCATTAAAATAACTGTCACTTCCATCAGTAAATCGCGCGCAATATTCTCTAAGAAAACTACTATGACTCGATCCGCCAGCTTGAGCTTCTTCAATAATTGTTTTATCAATCATTTCTTCTGGCAAAGCTTCATAGCTTAATTGACTTACAAAGTATTTTGCTTCGCCTTGTTCTTTTTCTAAAATTTTTGTACACCATTCAGAATATGTTTTATAAAGATTTTCAAAAGTATAACTAGCAGAAGATAGAGCTACCATTTTACTTGTATTTTCAAATACCATTCTATCTTCTTCTTTCATTGAGCCTTCTTGGATTAATTTGTCTTCAAATTCTCGTATCTCCATTCTCTCTTTGATGTTTTGTGGAGCTACTAAGAATGGCATTAATACGTTTTTAATAATTTCTTCTGGAAGCAAAAGAAACTCGTCAAGCACAAGGATGTTTGCTCGAAATCCTCGAATCTTTTCTCCGTTTAGAGGAATAGCTACTATACTTCCACCATTAATTTGCCATTCAAATTGATCATTACGCTTTGCTTTTGCGCCAAAACATTGAGCTAATAACTCTGCTCCAGAACTTTCGACTATTTTTTCCAAATTATTAAAAATAAATCTAGCAGTTCTAAATGTTGGCCCAGCTATAAGAATTTTAGTATTTGGTTCGAATACGCATTGAAGAAAACAAAATACTGCAGCGATAAATGATTTACCACAACCACGACCAAAGACGCACATGTTGAAATTTCTATTCATCAAAGCTTTAAGATGTATCTCTTGATAAGGGGCTAGTTTTACTCCACTAATAAGTTCTGTTGTAAACCCAAGATTTGATCTAAGAAATTTTGCTAAACTAATTTTAGCTTCTTTATCATTAAGATAGCCCTTAAGTTCTGCTAATTCAGCATTAACATCTTTAACTTCTCTAATGTATTTATCTGGACAATATATCATAACAGCTTCATATCATACGCTAATTGAAGATCTACTTTACTATAAAAACATTTACTTGCAAATATAGATTCAATTGCTCTTTTCATCTCTTCTCTGCCATCTACAAATAAAAATTGTAGATTACTATGCTCTTGAATAAGAGATCTTACATTATGAAAGATATATTCTGGAGTGGCTTTAATCTTTTTACTAATATGAGGAAGGTATTGGAAGCTCAAAGCATTAGATAGTTTTTCCTCTACGATAACAATTAGATTGCAATTGTTTTTTCTAGACTTATCTATCTCATTTTTAAACCTATCAAAATTACCCGCGCTTAAAGTACTAATGAAATCACTTAAGCTTTTTCTTTCTATATAACAACCGCAATTGTCATTACTACAAGCATAGTCTCCAAAAGATAAAGTCTTAATTTCAAATGGTATATTAAATTTGAGCCAATTCTGTTCTCTTGTATCTACGTAAATGGTATCTTGTGAGGATAATTTATTTTTAAATTGATTGGTTATTATATTTGGATGAATATATTTATTTTCTAATCCTACTTCAGAGCATAATTGATAGTAGTCCTCAAATATTTGATTATAAGAAATAATAGATGGACTCATTATTGTTCTAAGCTCTATTTGAGTTGGAGAATATATTAGGTTCTTTTCGTTTTTTCTTTTTACTAAAAGATTCTTGCAGTAGTCTTGAGCTTCTTCTAATGGCTGTTGTTTCAGCCATTTCTTCATATTATTCTTGTCATTAAAATCGCTATTTAAATACTGTTCTTTTGTTTTAAATAGGATAACGTCGCCAGTTAATAAATCTTTTTTAGGAAAATAAGTATGATAGTATTTTTCTTTATTTAAACCATATCCGCGAAGAGCAAGATGAAGACTTTTTTCATCTTTGAACTCTTTACCATCTACTTTGCATATTACGCTCATCCATTTAAAATCTCATCTCTAGAGATTCCTAATATCTTGCATTTTACTTCGTCCATTGTAGATAATCTATCTATCTCTTTTTCAATAGTTTTCTTTCTCATTTCTGCCATTTTTAAAAGTTTAGCTCTACTCTCTTCTTCTTTCCACATCTGAACAAGATTTATAACTGATGCGGTTTCTTTTACTTGCTTGCTTAGTTTATCGCTACGTTTTACCTTGAGATCATTGTTTAATTTTTGCTGACGATTTACGCAATCATTATATTCTTTTCTAGCTGTACTACTAGCTTCGACAAGAGCCATTGGGATCTTACCATCTTCTTGCATAGAAAGTTCAATTTGATGTTGTAGTACATTAATTGTTTGTTGAATGTTAGAAGATATAACAACTTCTGTACAAAGCACAATATACTGGTCTACTTCTTCTTGAGAAAGGTCTCCTTTGTCGTAAGTATATCTAACAAAACTACTTTCAAAAAGTTCTCTATCAGCTTCATTGTCGTAAATATTCATTTGGTGAATAAATCTATGAGTATTCATATAGCTAATGAGTGAATTGATTTCTTTTTTATGTTTATGAGTTAGTTTGTTTTTATCAATACCATCTAAAACATATTTATTAATTTTAACTATCATTCTTTCTTCACTACGAGGTGGTTTATATCCTTCTGTTGCTGCGTTTTCGTTTTCTGTATTATTGAATTTAATATTACTGGGTATATTTTTCATATACTCCAAAACGCTTCTAGTTTCTTGGCATAAATTAGTTAAAGATTCGTTTTTAAATAGTATCTTTGACATCTCAAGCCCTGTCATTGTATGACAATTATTGCTAATGTATTCTTTTTGTTCTATAGATAATTCAATAAGCCCTTTAGCTTGATACTCGTGACTCTTCTTAGGTTTAATTTGTCTACTAGCTAAAAAATTTTTAACAGCTTTTCCCTCTTTGCTTCTGCCATCTAAATCATCTCTTCCAAAAGCTAATTGAACTAATTCTACTAATGATGGTGGATTATCGGTACGATTATTCCATTCATTTAATAGTTTTAATTGTTGCTCTTCTGTTAGAATGAGGATATCTTCGCTCATGATATATCAATATCTCCATTGTATAAATGTTTTTTAACTTTTGTTATGATTGCTTTTTTAATGTTTTTAATCTGCTTATATCCTGCCATTCTATTTTTTTCTGTAGTTTTGTAGCCCATTAATTTCGCTGTTTGTTCTTCATTCTTGTTTTCTATATAAAGATAAGTATATACTTTCCATTCTATAGGTTTTAAAACTTGCTCCATTTTCTTATGAGTATTTGAAACGCTTTGTTCAATGTTAAAATTTTCGTTTGGAATCTCATGTATTTCTTGAACATGATTTTCTAAACTTAAAGTTAATTTAGTATCATGCGCATTCTTTTTGCTTTTTGACCAGTTTGCATAAAGAGGACAATTCGCGCATTGTTTTTGATAAATTGCACAACCATCATCTGCTTCTGCTGCAGAACATTTGAGGCAAGGTCTGGTATAGTTGCTATAATTGTTTCGTATTAAATTTTTAATTTGATTACTTATAATACGATTAACCCAAGGTGCCAATGGTTTTGTTGGATTATATAAATGCCATTTTCTATAAATATGAAATCTTAAAATTTGAGAAACATCTGCAAAATCCATCCAAGCAATAGCTGTCAAATTCCACTTATTTTTTCTTTTTAAAATTTCAGTGTTTATTTCATCAATTCTATCTTCAAACTTTGTTTTCTTAGCCATCTATTTCTTTCCTATTTCTTGCATAAGATGGTCTTAAAGTTCCAGCTTCGGCCTTAAATTGATTTAAGAATTCTGAATTTTTTTGCTTGTTCTTTTTTGGTACAGCTTTACCTTTTTTTGTTTTAGTTGACTTAACATTTTCAGTGCTAGAGAAAGCTTCTTCTGGAAGATTTGAAATTATATCTCCCATTCTAATTTTAGTAGGTCTAACTTCGCTTATTTCAATATCAATTTTATTTATATTTGGTACGTAATTAATATTATCCGAATCTTCATTATCGTAATCATAATCTTCATTTATATTTGATTTGACTTGTTTTTGAATATTTTGAGGTCTTTGAGGTTTTGTAAATGTTGGTTTTTCCATCTGCACTTTATTAACTACAATAGTTTTGTCAAACGATTTTCCACATGAACTGCAAAATTTAGGTTTTAAACTGGTATACGAGGTAGGAGATCCACAATCTTGACAATATATCTTTAACATAATATATATTATACTATATATATTGATAAAATTCAAAACATTATTAATTCAATTCTTCAAATTTTTCTATAATATAAGCTAAAATATCATTTCTCATAATGTCTTCTCTACCGAATTTAAATGTGCATATTCCCTTATCGTTACTTTTTTTGTCGTCAAATAAATTATATATTTTTTCAAAACCACTATTTTTAATGTCTGCTTGACGAATATCTCCAATTAATATCAATTTACTGAACCTACCCATTCTTGTAGTGATTAATAATAAATCATGAACACTTAAATTCTGAGCTTCGTCACATATAATATAACTACCATTAATACTCAAACCACGAAGAAATCCTACTGGTAATCCTTTAACACGTTCTTGTTTTAATAACATTTCTACTTGATTTTTAGGAAGTAATTCATGAAGTTTATCCATTAATGGTTGGAGATAAGGATCTAATTTGCTATGAAGATCGCCCTTAAGAAATCCTAGATTATGAGAAGAACTTTCCACTGGATTACGAATATAAAATATTTCACCAATTTTTTTCTGATTTATAGCATTTAAAGCTGCATATACGCTAAGTAAACTTTTAGCTGTTCCTGCTGGGCCTTTACAGAAAACCATTTTAGTGTTCTTATCTTGCAATAATTGAATAAACTTCTTTTGATTATCTGTCCATTGTAATTCGCGAATAGTTAAGAAACCTTCAATTTTATCTCTTTGAGGAACAGGAACTGACTTGTCTTCTTTTTGTTTATTTTTTTTAGACATTAAACTTACTACCTATAATTACACCCCAAATATCTTAAATAACCATTTTATTCTTAAGAATAAAATAATTAAACTAAAGCGTAACCTTTTTTGAAATTTAAATTCAATTTAAAATTATTTACTGCTTGGCCATGATCAAATCTTTTGATAAAATCTGAACCATATTTAGGCATTTCAGCAATAAACATTTTATTATCTATTCTAAGAGTTACATGAGAAGGTAATACAGAAACATCTTGTATTTTACTTTTCATTTCTTTTTTAATGGCTTTAGCAATTGCACAGTTTTGTGGATTTGCTTTTTCGCCTTCGAATATATTTCTATCTGTTATTTTGAATGTTTTTTTCATAGTTAATGTTAGGTAGCTTTCCTTATTTAAGCTATAAAAGTCATTACACGGTGTAATCTTATATAGAGAAATTATGAGTTTTTTAAATACTAACATACCTCCAATCGAATGCTTCGTGCGCGGGAACTTTCTTAGAAATCAAGAAGATAGTTTTGATAAAAAATATAAATGTTTAATTTTTGGTGTTACAAGTTTGCCAAGTCAAGTTCCACTTTTTAATTTTCTTATGGAAGATGGTGGTATTTGGTGGCATGCTCCGATAAGTTCGTTTTGCTCTAAAGAAGATGCGCCAGATATGGAATTAGATGAATTAGAATTGTGGGATAGTTTTAGTTATCATATAGCTGTAACAACTTTTTATTTATTACAAAATAAAGTAGTTAAATATACTGGAAGAAGTGGCAAAGAATACATGGGGCGTTATTTGTTTACTCTTGATTGGGCGCATAGTGATTATAATGAATTAAATTTTGGATTTAGTGAAAAACCAGATCAGCACAAAGCGGGTCATGTTATAAAGCTTGATAATGGTAATTTTGCAATACAACCCAATAATAGAATTAGAGTATTTGATCCAAGTTTTGCAACAAAACCAAATGAATTAATATTACAAAGAAAGATAAATTCTCATATTTATACTTCAGAAAACAGTCCAAAATGGATTACTGAAGATTCTGATAGTTATGAATATGGTGTAAATAGTACAAATGGCTCGTAAAGATCTTTATTTAAAATATAGATTGGATGATAGACAAACTAAATAAACTCTGGAATTGGAAAACAAAAACATTACTTGTTGGGTTAGCATTAATCGTATCTTGGATCTCCTGCTTAAAAATTGGTTTTGAATTAAAAAAATATAACTCAATAACAAATCTTCCGAATTCTTGTTTTGTTGATGCAATGATTTACGCTTCTAGATGCAATCTTCTTTTAGTAACTACCTCAGACTCTTGGAATAGTGTTTATGGTTTTACTTTTGGCTATAAAGATGATAAAGAAGCTATACTTGGTCATGCAGTTTGTGTTTTTGAGTATAACAATAACTTATGGATGTATGACCCTAATTGGGGCACATCTCCTATATGTCAAATTGGAGATAGAAAAAAATACAAAGAAAAAATAAAGTTGTATATAAATAAAACTTACCCTATAATAGTAATAGAGGATTTTATGTTAAATGATTGGACATATGTTCAAAAAACAAAGAAAAATAAAATGAACAAAACTTATAAAGAGGTGTCTATACATTTAGATGAAAACAAGAAGGAGTAAACTAATATCATGAAAATAAACCTAACAAAAAGGTTACTAAAAAGCACAGCCGCAAAATTAATTGCGGCTTTTTTAATGTCTGGAGCTGTCCAAGAATCTCAAGCAGTAGTATTTCTTTGGAACAATACTGGAACAAATTGGACATCACCAACTAGCTGGACTAATGGAATACAACCTTCGTCAACTAGTTCTAGTACTACAACAGATGAAATTCAGTTTGGTAATTTTGGAGCCAATAACAATACTGTTGTATTGACTTCTACCAGAGCTGCAAGAAACATAACATTTCTCACAAACGCAAACCCATATTTAATCAATAGTTTTAATGGTGCACAGACATTATCATCTAGTGGTGGCATTACTAACAATTCTACTGCCATTCAAACATTCAACATATTAGTGGAGAATGCCAATAATAGTAACACTTGGTTTCAAACTGCAGGAGGTGGCTTGGTATTCAACAATATAGCTTCTCTTACTACTGCATCTTCTAGTACATCCAGAACATTGACTCTGGCAGGAGATGGATCATTTACATTCAACAATGAATTGAAACAAGGAGGTCTGTCCACTGCTGGTGTACTTAAATACATAGGAGCAGGTACTGTCACCATGAATGGTACCAACACTCTGGCTGGTGGTTTTGAAATAACAGGTGGAGGCACAGTTGTTGTGAATGGTGGCACTGGTGTAGGTCAAGGCCTGGTGACCTTGTCAAATGGTACTTCAAAACTAGTAGTCAATTCAACTAACGGGTTATCTGTTCTCAATAGTTTCAAAGGGTCTAGCAGCCTGGCCAACATGAGCACTTTGGACCTGGCAGGATCTAATTCTGTTGCTACAACCACTTATGTTGTGAACAAATATGATGGAGGCAACATGAGTTTCACCAATCATGGTGGATATGCAACATTGTTACAGTTTACTAATGCTGCAAGCTTGCTCACATCATCTGCAGCCACAGGTGGAGGTAGAAGATTGATCAACAACAGCGCCAATCTAACTGTGCAGTTTGATGGCACATTGGACATTGGAGGCACCACTGCAGATGAAAGTACAGTGGGAGGAGCTGGTGATTTCCTCTTCAAAGGATCGCTTCTTAATACAGCAGCTGCACTCAGAGGATTGGTCAAGACAGGCACTGGCACAGCCACCTTTCAAGCAGTCAATGCTTACAATGGAAATACTACCATACGAGAAGGCACATTTGTTGTGGACACTGCAGGTTCTATTGCTTCTAGTACTGCCATAGTATCAGGCGGTACTTTGAGAGTCAAAGGGTTAGCAGGTTTGGCTACAGTCGATAGAGGAACCTTGCTGGTGGATGCTGGAGGCACAGTGGGAGCAACTACACTTGTGGGAGGCATGTTTATCAACAGTGGCAGTGCAGGTGATTCAACTGTGGCCACAGACAGCACTCTGGATGTAAGAGCTGGAGGTAGCACTTCCAAAGCCACTGTGAATGGAGGCTCCCTATTGATATATGGATCTGTGAATCAGACAGTTGTAAACTCTGGCATAGCCACAGTGTATGCTGGAGGCAACTCTGGTGGTTCCACCATCAATGGCAGTTTGCTCACTGTGAATGGTTTGGCAGGAGATGTGTTAGTTAACACAGGAGGCACTTTGGGTGGCTCTGGTAGTGTGCAAGGTTTGACTCTAAATGGTGGAGCTGTGGCCCCTGGCAATAGTCCTGGTCTGTTATCTGCTTATGAGTTAAATGGAAGCAACGGAACATTCCAATTCCAATTAGGTGCACCAACTACCAGAGGTATTACCTATGACGCAATCAACGTAACTAGCTTATTAACATTAGGAGCAAATACAGCATTTACATTTGAGACACTAGATAATTATACATATGCAGATGGCAATACATATGATTTATTTGATTGGGGTTCAGCTGATATGAGCTCATTTGATGTAGCAGTATTAGAAGCTGCTCTTCCTAATCTCAACACTCCTAGTACAGACCTCAAGTGGAATGTTAGTAATTTTACTATGGACGGTACAGTTGGTGTTATACCTGAACCCTCTACTGGTTCGCTCATGGCATTTGCAGTAGCTAGTTTAATAACATTAAAAGTTATTAGGAGAAAAAAATGTCAACGCCAAACTCATTCTTAGAGGATATAAGACTACTAAGACGTACTCATTTTGGTTTTACATTAGTTGAAATGGCGGTTGTAATAGTTATAATTGCATTAGTTGGATCTTTAGGATTTCCAGGATATGCAGCTGTTAAAAAAAAATCTTCTCAAGCTGCTTGCGCGTCAAATATGAAACAAGTAGGTACAGCAATCTTTTTATTTGCAGGTGATAATGATGGGTGGCTTCCTCCAGGCCCTAACGATCAAACAATTAATTCATTTATAAGTGATTCTAGATTTGGAGCAGACACATCAAATGTT